CTTGTTACGTGTCGGATCTTGTGCCATCGTACCCAAAGGAATGAAACGCTTTGCCGGTGCATTTTCAAGACCGTCGGTGCGCAAACCAGTCTCGGCACGATTCGTCGTACGCTTAGTACGTTCGTGTTCCTGGCGAACCATGCGACCACCCATGCCTTGTGCGCGACCTGGCATTTCCGGACGTCGACTCGGGAGGAACGCCGTCTTTTCAGGCATGTTGTGTGTGACTTCACCGATGATACCGTGTCGACCACCCGAGATATCATGTGCCGGTCCCGATCTACCAGGGAGCGTCGTCAAACGGTATTCACCGACATTCACCGGATTGACACGGAAAAGCTGTTGGTATCCACCGTACGCCGGGACATTCGGACCGACACCGACACCCGGACCAACCATTTGCTTTTCAATGGGAGACAAGTTGTTCATGCGACCTTGATCATACATGCGATTGCGCATACTCAAGATTTCTTGGCCACCACTTCGTTGTTGTGGAGCGATGACGGCAAACGATGGCGTTTCATTCTTCGGTTGGACTGACATCGGAGCATCGAAACGAGTTTCTCTGAATTGTGGAACTTGATCGGACAAGAGAGGTTCTTGTGGTTCAGTGACGAGACGAGGACCCAGTTGCGGAGGTTCAGTTTCCTTGCTGAGGGTTCGACCCGCGTACACCAAACCAGCTACCGCTAATACTGAGATTGGATCAGCCATTCTTACTTCTTGCTAATATTTTTATTATGGTATCTTTGGTTGAACAAACCATTCTGAAGATCGGCGCGGGTACTCGTAGGTTCATAGGACATCGACTGAAGCGGGAGTTTGCATTCAATGTTTTGAAGGGGAAAGAAGTTACGTTCATGCGTCTTGACCAAGAACTTGTTGAATTGCGACGTCGACTGAGGTCTGAGTTGATCACTCGTATCGATGTACTGCGCTGGGGATCCTTTACCAGCCATGTATGGCGCGGTACCATACAGCATGGTTTGGGGTCTCGAACCAAAGTTTAACGTACTCGGTTGAGGGTACACGAAAACGTCATCCGTCGCACGGTTTGTCGGGACTGCCGGATTTTCAACGAGCGACAAGCCAGGTTGAAGCTGATATGCCATTTACTATTAGATAAGAATATTTATCGTCTGTCTCCGCTGAAATCAAGTCCCGAGAAAGCGCCGAGCTGAGCACCTCTCGCGTTCGGGCTGCAAGCACCCGTATCACTCCTACATAATGGACGATGCCTGTCACCATAGCACCATTCGGCAAAAGCCGTTTGATCACCTGGAATAGATGTGACCGGTCCACTCACAAATTGTCGAGACGCGGCACTCTTTTGGTACATGGGCAACGGTGATCTCGAACGACCTGCGTCGTACGGGATACGATCATCCACAAAGCTACGAACAATCGGACGAACCGACGAGTAATCACACGCCGGTGGTCTGTTGGGATTATCCGTGATGTCCGTCAAAAGAACATTCGCCATCGGGTTATCGATCGACGGCATCTGACACACCGGACCCCCGAACGTCGGGCGACCGTACGTCTCCTTAATCATCTTGGATTTATACATAACATAAAGAACACCGAGAACCGTGGCACCGAGCACGAAGACACGAATGTCACGTCGAATCAAATAAAGAAAACACGTCGCATAGATGACGAATCTCGAAGATGCGTTCACGCGCTCTTCTGGAGATTGTTTATTTGTCGGCCAGAATTGCAAAATCTCCGTCGCCTTAATCAGCTCTTTGGGATCGTCAAACCAAGCTTTCATTTATATAATGTGAGGTTTATTTTTTCATAAGGTTACCAAACATACTGTTCATGGTCTTCATGAGCGCGGCCTCGTCGATACCCTTTCCATCGTCACCCATCTTATCGGCGCAATCCTTCGCGATGTTTTCAATCATGCTCAAGGTTTCCGCCGGAATCGCGGTGATCGTCGTCCCGAGCATGTAGAGCGTTTGTAAGTATTGCCAGATCGCATCCTTCGTGCCCGTCGAGAGCGTCGAGTTCCAATTATCCTTGAAGTTCAGTTCGCAGAGATATTCGATGTTTTCCAAATCATTGAGCACGAATGATTCGTCCTTTTGGGAAATCTTATCGGCGTACGGTGTGATTCCACTCATGAACGTATCGACCGCCATTCTCGGATTCGTCTCCTTCAAGAGTTCGAACTGAGTCATAAACTTTTTAATGCCTTTCTCCTGTGGGAATGTCTTGTGCAATTCCACAAGAAATTGAGTCATCATATCATTGAACGCAGAAACAGACGCCATTTTATTAGTATACCTTCAAAATCTTTAAGTCTAAAAAGGTTCCGTGGAAATCGACTCACGTTGACCGATACCATTCGACACGATAAAGTAAATAAGAATCGCGTTAAGTGCGGCGGGCTTCGTGTACTGCGCCATCTTGAGCTTACCTTCATTATTCAGTTGAGCCTTGGCGTGAATGTAAATTGCGGTGATGATCCCACCGATCAACGCCGCCCACACGGGGTCTCGTAAGTAATCGGAGAGTTCCATTTAATTATAACCAACTTTTTTTGTTCGCTGTTCTGGAGCGTCACCGAAGAATACATCTTCGTCTTGTGGTTGTGGATCTTGAACATTATTGATCGTCTTGAACTCGTTATCGAGTGGGGAACCCACTGGTCGCGCTAATTCTTCGACTGGTGCGATCTCTTGAACTTCAGCTTCAGCTTCAGTTTCAGCTTCAGTTCCGGCTTCGGCTCCGGCTCCGGCTTCGGCTTCGGGTTCCATGGGTGGTTGGGGTTCTTCTTCCATGGGTTCACCTTCGAATACATCGGGATCTTCGGCGTCTTCGGTGTCACCGATGTCGATGTCCTTACTCTCTTGTGACATGTACGTTTGAAGGATTTGTTGCACCGGAATCAATTCCTTGATCGATTCTTCGATGCACACACAGAATCGCGACGTCAGTTTTTCATCACGAATGTATTCGGATTGTTCTTCGTGATACACGTAGGGGTCCTTATACAAATTCTTTGCGGCGTTGTTATAGACGGTCTGAATGAAAACTTCATTCGTGGGAAGCTTCAAACTAATCTTCTTATTATCCGCGTTCAAACGAACCGATGAAAGAATTTTCGTACACGCGACAAACACCGCGGCGAGCAAATCACTGAACCACGCACATCGCTCGGTGATGTTATCGGAATGGGATTTCGACATCGCGTTACTCCAATTCGGAACTTCCTTGAGAAGCTTTTGATACATGATGAGCACTTGTCGCCCCTTGGAAAGTTTCGTCGCCTCATCATACATATCCTGAAACACTTGAATCATAACTGGGGTCATGAGATGACACAATTGTCCGAGGTACTCCTTCTTCGCTTCGACGAGTACGTTTAAATTGTCCATTTATGATTTAAGTGGGGTTTTAAATACAAAGATTAGTACGCACTTACTTCCTGTATTGATTGGCAACCTTTCTGAGATTGACAAAACTTGGGAATTCCACGTCTGGGTCCTCTTCCTGTTTCGGCTCCTTGGTGACTTTCACATCCCACGTGACGTAAATGTCTATCTCGGAGACCAATTGTGTGACGAATCCACCGTTATCGAGTTGTCGCTTGAGATATCTCGCCGCTGTTGGACGATCAAATGAAGGATACCCCATGACGACACTCGGTACGCGTAGAAAGACTTGTTTCTGTCCAAACTCCGCCGTCTGTTTAATCTTTCTCGAAAATTGTTCGAAGATCTTGGTATATATTTCCTTCTTTATTTGTCTTCGTGTATTTTCGATCTTTTGTACATCATTGATGTTGATCATTACAATTAACGGAATTTATTTTTAGCGGCTTCAAACTCACTTCTGGTAGGCATGGCCTTTTCCTTGACGAGCTTATATTCGATAAAATCTTGTCCAGCCTCACCATCGGTGAATGGTTTGATATCATTCGGAATGTCGGCATCGATCGGTTGTGTTCGGAGAGACTTGATCGTGACGACGTCACCCACGATCTCCGCGTCGACCGTCACCGCAAAGCCAAAGGCAAATCCATTATTCTTCACGGCCATGAACATCGCGCGGTAAAATTGCTTATCACCACTGCGTTCTACGAACTTCTTAATGGAGGTGGTTTCGATGATGTAATTACACACCCCAGTCTTTTGCTTGATGGCCTTGTTCGTGGCGAGCACGAGACGCTCGATCGTATCGTTATCAATCTTCGTGTCCACCACACGGTACTTGGAAATGTCTTCCACTGGATCATCGAGGATGACTCCCTCATTGGGTTTGCTCCATCCTGAGAAACCAAAAATTTCACTATAAGATTCGCGTCTGACCGTCAAAAGAAGGACGACGATCAGAAGTAGGGCGATGGGTAATCCATTCATCATGCGTTAATTTAAATTGAGAAAATAAACCAGTACATATAAATGTCACTACTGATATACAGTCCCAGGTGTGCGCACAGCCTAGACATTATTGATTATATTCAAAAGAACAAGACTTTCAAACAGATGGTAAAGTTTCACAATATAAACACTCAGGGCATCCCGCAAAAATATGCAGGTTCCATCACGCGCGTACCGACACTCTTGACACAAAACGGAAAGATTCTCATTGGAAATGAAATCAAGGCGTGGCTTGAATCTCTCGTACCCTCGAATGATTTCGGTGGGTGTGGGTTTGGTTCCGCGTGTGGTGTGTCTTCAATCGACGGTGAAGATGACGACGGGGACATTTTTAGTCTAGATAGCTACGGACGTTCACTCCAACCCGCGATGACGAAAGAACTCGAAGATCGCATAACGATGAGCGTTTCCGACGCGTATAATAACATAAAGAAGTAATTAACTAGACTTATAGATATGAGATTGGTGACGATCCAAGCATCCGCATTTAAATCTACATTTGAAGTTCTCAAAGATGTACTTAATGACCTAAACATTTACTTTAAGCCGAGTGGAATGTACATCGTGACACTCGACACGGCGCGAACATCTCTCGTCGATATGTTTCTTCCGGCGGAAAACTTTGAAGAATACGTATGTGAACAAGAAGTCATCGCGGGTATTAACATCGCCAACACATTCAAACTTCTAAAGTCTATCACGAACAACGATGTCCTTAAAATTACGGTCGATTCCAGAGAATTCATGAATATTGAAATCGTGAGTGAAGCGAAGAAAACGAGCACGAGTTTTGAGTTAAAGCTTCTCGATATCAATGAAAGTCAAATTGAAGTTCCTGAGATTCAGATGACGACCGTCACGACCCTTCCATCCATGGACTTACAACGCCTGTGTCGTGACATGTCAAACATCGGTAACGAAATTGAAATCACTCGGGTGGATACAAAACTCCGACTCCGATGCGAAGGTGATTTCGCGAATCAAGAGACGGAAATCGAATGCAATGAAGAGAGTCCGATGATATCGGGACTCTATTCATTGAAATATCTAAACATATTCACGAAAGCGACGAGTATGTGCGCATCCGTCCAGATTCTTCAAGAGGAAGCGAATCGTTTTTTGATTTTAAAATATAACGTCGCGGATCTCGGTGAGCTTCGATTTTACCTGGCGACTAAGGTAGCCGAAGATCACTAGTGTATCCATCAATCGTACTCACACTCTTCGACATTCCGAACGCGTTCGTCAAACGAATCGTTGGGTAGTCCTTTCTTAGCGTGTCTTCGGTGTAATACAACATATCTCGTATTCTCACCTTTTCACCATGAAAATCATTTTTAGGTCCAGCGTATCGCTTCACCTTTTTGGTGATGTCTCGCACTGGTTTATCGTCGTGATCAACCAACCAGGCTTCACCCAAAGGGATACTAAATGAAAACTCACTATCGATATCATCGGGTAAACAAAATCGCATGTTTTCTGTGATGAGTTTATACGTGGTTCCGTTGTACCAATACTTTATTCGAAGAATCGTTTTCTTGACGTTTTCCGGAATCACGGTGTCGATGTAATTCTTGTACGTGAGATCACAATAGACTTCATCGGTCTCGTGATCCCAATATTTTGACTCGTCTTTCCATAATGTGTCCTTGATATCGTAACGTTTCATTGGATCTATGGTATAGATCATGTTTACATTTTCAATGTAATAATCTGGCATTGTGGTCACATACTTGTAAAAGCCGTACACCCAAACAATAACACGGTTTAAAAGATTGGTGAACATTATTTTATATGGAGGGTAACTTTTTAAGTAGATACAACAACACCATTGACAAATGGAAAGAGTTAATCGAAACCGATCCACACAACCGGAATACATATGAAACTGAAATGTCAGACTATATAATCAAATGTATGCCTTACATGAACAGATATGTCGAAGACACGGGTGTGGTCACGACAGTCGATAACGTGTTCAATTGTAAAGAAACACAGGGTCTACAAAGGAAGGACATTTTCATGGACTATCTCAACGACGTTGAAAATCAAAACGTCCACAGACCCGTGGAAAGAAAAAGGGATGAGTGTCCACATTGTAAACAAAGTAATGTAGTTTTTTTCGAAGATACGAGTGACCTCATATGTGATCGTTGTGGTCTCGTGATAGCATGTTTGATTAGTGAAGAACTCACATATAGAGAAGAGCAAGAGAATACCGAGAAGATTGTCAACTATTCATACAAACGGGAAAATCACTTCAATGAGCAGATGTCACAATTTCAAGCGCAAGAAATGACATCAATTCCAGATGACGTGATCGAACAGCTTCGTGCAGAACTCAAAAAGCTTAAGATTAAATCCCTCGACGAAATCACACACGCGCGAATTCGCGGGCTTTTGAAAAAGCTTCGACTCAATAAGTACTACGAGCACGTCCCATACATTACAAATATTCTCAATGGTATCAAACCTCCGAGTATGCCACAAGAACTCGAAGAACGTCTTCGAATCATGTTCAAGGACATACAAAAACCATTCGACCGCCATTGTCCACCCGACCGTAAGAATTTTTTGAGTTACTCGTACGTGTTGTATAAATTTTGTGAACTCCTCGGTGAAGACGAATATCTCCAATACTTTCCACTCTTAAAGTCGAAAGAAAAGTTATATCAACAAGATGTCATATGGAAAAACATATGTGATGATCTTCGTTGGGAATTTATTCCAACGACATAAAGATTCGACCCGTCTCATGGTTAGCATGGAAGACCCACGCGATCTTATTCTTGAGCGACTGCAGCTCGGCAAGACTAAGTATGGTCACGGTGTTCGCGTTAACGATGATACTGTCACATGGGGTACCAAAAAGGATTCGTGGATGCACATGGCAAAGGAGGAATTTCTTGATGGTATGATTTACGTGATTGCGGACTACATACGAAAGGGTAGAGAATCTCCAAAACTCGTGTCATATCTAGAGTTTGTGTATATGTATACCCACAATTTCGTAAGGAGTGAAGATGATAATAATTTAATTCTTTTCATTCTCAAAAGAATCCACATGATAGAGAGTCCAATGCATAAACACTTACTTAAATCACTCGTTAACATGTTATATTTTTGTTCATGAGTCTATTCGGTTCAGCGGATTGTTTCACGTGAATACCGTGATAGGTAAAATCGAATGCAGGGAAACGATCCTTTATTTGTTGGGAAAGTGCGGAGACTTCGAGATGTCTGGGTATACCACTACATACGGCTAGGCGTTCGAGTTCGAGCATTCTATCCTCCATGTGTACGAATGCCTTGAGAGAGTCTGAGGTGACACCGGAATCTTCCATACGCTTATACATACCCTTGGACATACCTTCACTCATGTAAAAGTGTTTGGACCCCGCGACCTCATCGGTATTCACGGCTCGGTCATACATGAGCGCACCGGCGACCAAAAGTAAAAAGACTATGTTCATCATTTACTAGAAGACAACAATTTAAATACGTCATTGATTTTATGCACAATGTTGAATAATTGTTCAGATGTCTCCACTTTACTGGGTGTGATGATTTCAAATTCAACCTGATACGACGTTGGATCTTCTGCATCCATGTCGACTGTATCACCTGTAGACTTTGTCATGTCAATGCTTAGGTTTTTACGGATGAAAGATACACGTTCCTTGAATCGTTTGCGATCCATGTCTGTGTAATCACCGTCTTGTGGCATCGGTACCTCTCGGCAGATACTAAATCGAACATCAAAAGGAGCACTCTTTACTTTCTTGATATCTCCCTTAAACATAGATCGCTTTTGCACGATGGTTTGGTCACCCGTCTCATCATCCACGCTCATACGAACACTGTCTCGATCTCTGTAGAAGACTTCACACGAGGTCTTTTTGACGTCTTCCCATCCGTCGTATTGTTCGAGACCACGTAGAATTTGTTCGAATACATCTTTACCGACGTTTGTATCGAACATGGAACCATTAAACTTTCCGAGGCGCATTTCAACTTCGATGGATGGGTCATCCTTATTCGCATCGAAGGCGGATTCAACTTTCTTGAGGATAGATTCGACGTTCATTATTTCTTACATTTAACATTTGCGTTTTCCTCTTAAGCCTTTTTTATTCACAAATCTTAATGAAAGGATTTCAAAATTCTGGAAACTCGTGTTATTTTAACACGAGCTTACAATGTCTCCTCCATATCCCATGCCTTTCAAATTATTTCATAGATCACGGATACGATGGACCGTGTCAATTCACTAAATTGTACGCACACATGACTCGACTATTCTGGAAAATGAGCGACAAACGCACCATAGACGTGACACTGCTTCGCAATCTTTTCCAGGAAAAGTTTCCTCGATTTGACGATGATGAACAACATGACATTCAAGAAACGATACTGTGCATCATAGATATTTTAGAACAGTCAGTCCCAATTATTAAACAATGGTTTTATGGTAAAAAAATTCAACAAACCATATGGCCCGGTGGAAAGTCAGAACGTACCGAAGATTTTAGTATTCATATATTATGTTCTCAACCGATATCCCTGGAAGATATGCTTCGTGATTCGATGAAATGGAATCCAATCACCGATTTTATCGACGACAATAAAAAAGTACACAACATCGCGACGACGCGGTGCGTTTTTTCAGAACTTCCAAAAGTGCTCATCATTTCATTCGATAAGAAGAGTCACGTGGATGTCGCTGAAAAGTTAACCATCAATCAATTCGAGTATTCACTGATCGCGTCTGGTATTCATGTGGGTGTGCAGGGAGGTGGGCACTATCTCGCGTTTACGAAACATAAAGGTAAATGGTACTACAAGAATGACGATTTTATCGCTGAGCGTCAACTTCCTAGCCGTACAGGGCATTATGTATTGGTATACAATCTAAAAACTCCTTCATCTCAATATTCTCGTTAATGTTTACGAGGGTTCTGTAAAAGGTTCGTCTATTATTCGGGTATGTTTTGTCTCGTCGTCGTTTGAGTGGTTTCCACCACAGAGGTCCATCCTCCCACGTGATATACATACACTCCACGATCGCACCGTCTTCAAACCACGGTTCATTCATTTTCGATACCGGAAACTCACTCTCAAAAAACAAGCGTCCCTTTTCTTGAACGTATAATTTCCACACGGGTGGACCCACTTGCCCCGGACCCACAAAACTCACATCTTTTTTCATATAAAAGTCAACTGTATTTTTGTTTCGTGGTTTCCATTTGAACATTGTTTCATGCGTTCCTATTCTCACCGGTTCATTCACCGGTGTGAATACGAGTCCATCTACATTTTGAGTCACAGTCGGTAGATATTCATCCATAAATTTTTTGAATTTAATCAACGGATAAAATGTTTTGAGTTTAAGTCTATATTTGTCAGTCTTGACATAAATGATTGTCTTCAAGAGTTTACCAATTTCATCGAGACGCTGATTGAAATTCATATGACCGATGGGTTTGCCATTTATAATCAACGCATCGTATACCATGAGCGTGTCTTCATACAATTCCCCATCGAGAATCGTACCCTCGTACGCCGGTCGTCGTAAACTAATCGATACCTCAAACATATCAAACGATCGATTCACGAATATACATTTACGAACGCCTTCATACGTCAACGCCACCATCATGTACCGCATCCCATCGGTTTTTTCGCACACCACATATTCATTATTTCGTAAAATCGGAAAATGTTTACGTTCGATTGAAATGGGTTGCGGTCCCGGGAAATACTCTTTACTTCCCCACACTTTATGTATGAAATCCACGACATATGTATACAATGGTTGCGACGATGGTATAGACATGTTGATATATGGATTTTAAGCTTTAATTTGTTGATACACCCGCGGCGTTGAGGATGTTGCTAATACATTCATGTGAGTATGTCATGGTTAACTTAGCCGCTGTAAATGCATGAATTTTCATGCCATTTTCCTTGAACTTTGCAAACATATGTTCGGAACGTGGAAGAATCTTCACGTTCCCAGTCTTTTTATCTTTTATAAACTTTGAAGCATTTTTACAATTCATAACCCACACGCGTGCACACGTAGACTCAACCACGTACACATTCTCAGATATCTTTCGTCCAACCTCGGTATCAAAGTGGAGACCCATTTGACTATTCGGTTCTATGCACTCATCGTCTCGAACCTTCGCCTTGAAAAGTCCCCAATCGATTCCCTCCTTGACGCCCGGAAACACGAGACACCCGATACCTTCATGCTTCTCAAACACCTGAAGAATAGAGTCATCATCCATACCAACACCAAAGTCAATAAACAGAATCTTATCTGGATTCTTCTTCAAGGCATCCGTGACGACGTCGGATTTTTCATATGGATCATCATTCACGAACACGATTTCATTATTCACACCGCGCTCCAGACATTTCAAATTCAAACGAAGAATCGTATGAAGTGTCTTCACGTGACACGATTTTGAACGAGTCGTGAGAATGGTGGTTATTTTCATACTTCATATACAAAGTATCTAAGCCTTAAGCCGTTCATTCAAGCATCCACTAAATGGTAAATTTCCCACGTGACCCAAGGTTGTATTGATGTCCGCGTAAATCTTTCCACCACACTGTTGCCAACGTCGACAAAAGGCGTAATCTTCCGAGAGATATCGCTTCGTTTCGGGGTCAATCATACAATCAAAACACGCGTGATAATCATCAAAGTCTCTATTTTGATGATCGTTTTTACACCACAACTGTGGGAACTTTTCTTCAAGCTTAGTAAACACGTCGCGTTTAATGAGCATGAATCCCGTCGGTCCATCCAAAATCTCAATAAAACCATTTTCAACCGGACGACGCGAAGCTCCGAAATTCAAGACGAGACTCGATGAAAGCATGGCCATGTTACGATCATCACCACCCTTCACCGCGCTCGCCGCTTGGTCCCACATCACACACTTCTTCGGATAACACGCAACGGCGATGTCGTGTCCTGAATTCACGAGTCGTAGTACACTGTCCGGGTCGAAGTCGACATCGGCATCAATGAACATGAAGTAATCCGCGTCCGTTTTTTGCATGAAGCGTCCGACGGCCACGTTTCGAGCACGGTGTACGAGG